TTATTCTATCTCTCCCATATTGGTATGCTTCCCATTCACCTTTCAAAGTAGCTTCATGTTTTGCTCTTTTATCTACATCATCATAATCAGCTTGTCCAAATCTGGAGACTATTTCTCTCCATACTGAACTATGGTTAGGATTCCATTCTATTTGATTTAATAATTTGTTAATATTTTTCATAATTCACTTTTGTATTTTTTATCTTAATCTACAACCCCACCAATGTGTATTACCATGATAAACATCAGATTGAGAGACAGCACGTACTTCTACATAATCAGTAGCATTTAATTCATATACGTGTGAAAAAACTAAAATTTTATCAGCATCACTAACAGCAAATGCTACTTGATAATCAGTATCAAAATTAAAATTAGTAACAGAACCGTTTATATAAAAACCAAAATAATTCCCAGTATCATTATCAGCAGTAAAAATATGTGCGCCAAACAAATATACACCCTCTGTTGGTGCTGTAAACCTAACTGTCCCTCCAGATACACTACAACAACCATCAGTATCTACCTCAATAGAGTTCAATGGGACTACAGTATCACCTGCAGGAGAAGTCCAACCAGTGCCAGAAAGACTAGAATTTGCACCTACAAAATAACAAGTTCCTGCTTGAGTACCCAATCTACTGATGACACCTGATTTAGTTCCTGCTGACGCAATTATTCCACTCATGCTAACTCCAATCTTGGTCTATGTATGTTGTATGAATGTCTATATCTCCTGCACTTGCTAAATTAGCAGATAAATACAACACACCCGAAAAAGAAAAACGATCATTCCAAACGAAAACCTGTTCAGTCCCAATTTCTTGAGTTCGTATAATCCAATGCTCATTTGCACTCAATCCTGAATCTGTAAATGTCCTCATTTGAATATATTCAGGCCCTGTAGTTGTATTTGCAAAAGTAATATTTAAAACAGTATATATGTGATCAGCAGTAGGACTAGGTATTAAAAGTGTAGGACTACTTGATACTGCTTTAACTTGATGATATTTTATAACCTCTGTTCCATTTCCACTTGGGATTCCACTCATACTATCCTCCTAATACCATTGCTTGATGTGTACTTGATTGCATAAATGCTCCTTTCTGTTTAATTTTCTTATTTGTTGCTGTTTCCATATCGGAACTAATTGTAATACTTGTACCATCGGCAGATATTGAATCTAGGGCTAATGAGCCTACGTTAGTTATGTTATTATCACCGAAAGAGACATTGCCATTGAATGTACCACCATTAGCAGAGGAGACAGTATCACTAGGAGAGAATGCTGAAAGAGCAACTACCTCAACTACGTCACTTGCGGTTAATGCAGAAAGACCAGTTATTGTGCTTCCGTTGGTAGCCTGAAAGTCCTTGCCAGAGCCTTCAACCAGCTTTACTCCATTTAAATAGCAGGAGACTTGTCCGGGTGTATACGATACTACTCTCCCATCGTCTGCTGTGGTTACAGAAGTTTCGTTGCCACTAGCAGTGAACAGAAAATATTCTGCTTGTCCCTGACCGGGAGCTTGCCCAAGATAACTCATTTATGACTCCTTATGGTTTAGTGGGCCAGTTGATATTATCTGGATCACTTTGTTTCGGTACATCCCTTAAATCCTGTCTATATTTTTTCATATCCGCAGATAAAGTATTATCACTTAATGCAAGATAGTCTGTCTCTGCAAGTTTTCTGTTTCTCTCACTCCTTACATTAGCCCACTTGTCTGCCAATAGTCTTGCATCTTTTGCTGAGTCATCTCCTACAAAGTGTGACTGTACATATTGCTTTGGATCATGACTATTTCCGTCTGGATCTAGTATTTCTTCTGCATCCCTTTTGGAAGCATAGTATTTGATGTTGTAAACTCCATCTCTACTAATATAATCACTTAACTGTCCAAGTCTATTCCAAACATCTTCATCTGTACACTCAACTATTGTATATCCAGTTTCACCTGAGTAATCTACTACAGGAGGATCACCAGAAGTAATTGTAGCAAGCCACTCCCAATACTCAGTTGTAGATAATCCTTTAGTAAGCATTCTACATTGCCACTCTGTTTCATAAACTTTCTGGATTACGTTTGATTTGTGTGAAATAAACATTTTATAACCTCACTATAGAAAAATTATCATATTCTCCAGAGCCTGTTGATCCCCATTCTCCTTTCACATTAATCCAAGTTCCTCTTTTTAAAAATACAGGAAATGACTGACCTACTGAACTACTTGCACTAGCAATCCTTATAGTCTGCACCTCAACATTTGATGCTCCCGGCTCATTCATGTTAATGAGTAAATAAGTAGAAGAATTATCACTGGCAGTAGTAGCAGATACTTGATACCAACCTTCTTTTAAACAAATCATTCGATTATAAGCAATAGCAAAGTCTTTATTAAGATGATGTTTATAGTTTCTATGTACTCCTCTCCATAAATTAAATATTATATCCGCATCAGAATAATTATAAGAATTTAGAGTGTTTGTTTGTACAACAATATTCCCAATATAACTCGTATCCCTCGTAACCTCATCCCAAGTCTTTCCGTCTGGTGTAACCACTAGATTGTGTTGTTCCATGTTCCTGTCACCACCTACCAACTCATGCAGGAAGGGTGTTTCAAAAGTTTGATAATGTGAACTTGTGTGGATTGGGATTGCTACATCGATATTTGAAAAGTTACCATTTTTACTACTGGCCGCATTAAAACCCACAGTATGGACACCTAAAGTGACATCTGAAGTT